GTAATTGATTGCTATATCCAACCGGTAGACAGTATTGAGAAGATTTACATTACTGTAAACCTATCTTAAGGAAGGAGAATTAAAACATGTCGGATAACTATACAAGATTAGCTGATACGATATCCTCTAAAGAGGGTAGAGCATATATTACAATTAATGGTTCGAACAGGCTGTTATTTGAAATATCTAGCCTTAATGCTCAATTGGAACTGAATGTACAATCGCGCCAAATGCTGGGTCACAGAATGACGCAGCATAAGGTGATTGGTGCTGAAGGAACCGGATCTATGACAATGTACTTCATGAATTCGGAGATGCTTAATTTAGCAATCGAGTACATAGACAAGGGTGCTTATGGCGGATTAACATTACAGATTATAAATGAAGATAGCCAATCTACAATCGGGAAACAGGACGTAACTCTTAATAATGTCCTTTTAAAAACAATACCAGTTACTACAATAGATGATCAATCAGATGACCCGATCACAATTGATACGGATTTTACATTTGATTCAATAGTTGGCAATAGTTTTTTTGATAAACCTACAAATTATAGATAATGATGCAAATAAGGGAGCTAGACAGCTCCCTTTCATTTTGAAAGGAGATTTTTTATGAGTTCATTGAAAGCGTTTTTAAACCCAGTACAGGTTGAAAACCAGGAGGTAATTGTATCAAGCCGCTTCCAGGAGGATGGGAAGCCAGTGCCATTTATTATTCGCCCTATCACCCAGGAGGAGAATAAGGTGCTAATTAAGAAATACACAAAAAGAGATAAAAGAGGAGCAGATACTTTTGATCGAGCGGAATATGTTTCGGCTTTAACGGCTGTAGCTGTAGTATTTCCCGACCTAACAAATGCTGAATTGCAAAAGGTATATGGGGTTTTGGGTGAATCCTCCCTGCTCCAGAAAATGCTCTATGTAGGCGAATATGCCGAATTAGCTGAGAAGGTTCAGGAAATTAGCGGACTGAATAAAGATATTAACGAGGATATTGAAGAGGCAAAAAACTAATATTGCAAGGTGATCCAGAATTTAATCTGGCTCACTTTGCATTGCAGAAACTACATATCCTCCCGTCTGTCCTTGATGCCATGAGTGATAGAGAAAAGTCAATTGTCTATGCCAGTATCATGATACGCGCTGAGGAAGAAAAGAAGCAGGCTGCTAAAATTAAATCGAAAGGAGGCGGAAGATAGTGCCTAGTTTAAGATCGGATTTTATAATTAATGATAAATATTCGTCAAAGTTAATAAAAATTAATAGTGCTACAGATGCCTCCACTGCAAAAATTCTTAATGCAAGTGGCGCAAGCGATACCTTAAATAGTAAGTTGAAAGCCACTGGAGCAGGATCTCAGGTTGCCAGCGCTGGATTAGGAAAAGTCGCGGCAGCCTCTAGCAGAAGCGCAGCGGCAATGAAATTAGCAGCCCAGTTCCAACAGCAAGGATTGAGTAAGTCTGAGGCATTGTCTAGGGCATGGGATATTGTTGGAAGAAATGCTAACAAATCAGCATCAAGCATCGGAAAATTTAATTCAAAACTGAAAGCAACAGGAGTTGGGGCTGTTAGTGCCAGCAATGGAGCGGGAATACTAAATAATAAACTGAAAGCGACTGGAGTAAGTGCTTCTTCCGCCAGTGCCGGCTTAAGCAAATACATAAGTTTAGTGGCTATGTTGGCGGCAGCATTGAAAGGGATTAATATTACAGATAGCTATACTAGTACTTCTGCCAGGCTTGGGTTGATCACTAATGGCCAGGAGGAACAGTTACAACTACAAGATCAGATTTTTAATGCTGCCGAGAGAGCAAGGGGATCATATGGAGGCATGGCCGATGCTGTAGCTAAGATGGGACTCCTTGCAGGTGATGCATTTGGTTCAAATTATGAACTTGTCGGATTTACGGAATTGATGCAAAAATCCTTTAAAATCGGCGGCTCTAGTCAGCAGGAACAATCATCAGGTATGTATCAATTAACTCAGGCCATGGCTGCCGGCAAGCTTCAGGGCGATGAATTCCGATCTATAATGGAAAACGCTCCAATGCTGGCCAATGCTATCGCGAAATATACTGGGAAGTCTAAGGGGGAATTAAAAAAGATGTCCTCTGAAGGGACTATAACGGCGGATGTTATTAAAAATGCCCTATTTTCCGCAGCTGATGATATTAATGATAAATTTGCGAAAATGCCTTATACTTTTGCTGACTATTGGAACAGAATCAAGACGGAGGGGACAAAAGCGTTTAAGGGTTTAATGAATAGAATCAGTGAGATTATTAACTCTGATAAATTTAAAAGATTTTTTGAGTTAATAGTAAACGGGTTGTATGGCATTGCCGACATGGCTGATAAAGCGCTTGATGTAATGGAGAATATTTATGATTTTATTAGTAACAACTGGCAAACAATAGTTGATTTGGTTTTGGCGGGAGCTGCTGCTTGGGCAATTTATAAAGCCGCAATGATAGGAGTTGGTATAGTGGAATGGGTGCAATCGATGGCTAATCCTGTATCAATCGCTATTTTACTGGTCATGTTATTGGCGGCTGCATATGTATTGCTATGGGAGAAGAGTGAAGCGTTCCGAAAAGCTTTTGTTACAGGGTGGAAATCAACGGTGCTAATCACAACACTGGCATATAACCAATTTGCAAGAACTGCAAATGGTTTTATCGCTGGGTGGAATCTCAATATTACAGCGATATCTAAATTTGTTAAAGCATTGAAAACTGGAATGGTAGCAGGTATTAAAATTACCTCATCAGCTGTCCTTGGAATGATAAATGTGTTCAGTTCCCTAATCGATACGATAGGTATAGTAATAGATGGATATAACCAGTTCGCTAAACTTACCGGTAAGAAGACTATTGATTTTTCGGTAAATTCGGAGGATTTAAAGAGTAAGGTAAAAGCAGCAACAGGGAGTGCTATCGGGGCAATAAACAGCACTGATGAATCCGTAGATGAGTTAAAAATAAATAAATTTTTAAAATTATTCGACATCGACAAAGTTATGAAATATGCAGATGAGCTAGGGGATAAGGCCGAGAACTTCACAATAACAGGATGGATTCAAGATAAGATCGGCGAGATAACCAATGCATTATCCGGAGCCGGCTCTGGTGATGAAAGTGATCCGACTACTATTGTAGGGACAGGGAAGGGCGGCTCTGTAAAGGTAAACATGGACAAAGAAGATATCGGTTATCTTAGAAACTTAGCAGAGAGAGAGTTTGTAAATAAGTTTTCTACTGCTACCTTAGCTCCAAAGATAAGTGTTAAATTCACTGGCGCAATCAATAAGGACGTGGACACTGATGCAATGTATTCTCGTATGAGTACTATTTTGAAAGAACAAATAGCCGTAGCAGCGGAAGGGGTGTATTGATGAGTAATTATATGGTTTGTTTTGATCATGATAACGTCACATATCGCCTTCCGGTTAATCCGGAGGAAATTAAGATTAATACTACCTTAGCTATTGAGAGATATGAGATCCTGAAGCTTGGGCAAATAGCGGTACCATCCCACCTAGAGCTAAGGGAATATACCTTTGAGACAGAGCTTCCAGGTAAATGGCAACACTACACGGAAATAATTGATGCGAAGCAGGAATATTTCAAAGGTGCCGGTTATTATCTTGCTATGTTCCGCACCTGGAGAAGAAATTTAATACCGGTTCGATTCATATTTGGAATAGATGAGAATAATGATGAAAAGTTTACTGAAAATGAAGGTACCAGCGTTATGGTGCTAATTGAGGATTTAGAAGTAACTGAAAAGGCGGGAGAGGAAGGAGATAAGTATATAAGTATAAAGCTCCTAGAATACCAGCCTTACGGAAAAAAAGAGCCTGATACCTTGGTGCAGGTTTATACTAGTACATACAAAAGAAAAAAGGCTCTTTCAGCTCCGACAGTCAATTCAAAATCCACTGGATATTATGTCGTACAAAAGGGTGATAGCTTATGGTCTATTGCAAAGAAATATTACGGTAATGGATCCAAGTGTAATGTTATTTACAATGCAAACAAAGATAAAATTAAGAATCCCTCATTGATTAGCATTGGGTGGAAACTAAAAATTCCTACCGAGGCGGAATTTTCAAAGTATTCTGCAGCGTTGCCAACAACTTCTAAAAATACAAATACGAGCTCAGCTGCGAATTACGAGGATGGAGTTGCTGGAATAGCCGCGCTACTTAAAAATCCTTACTCAGGTGGTACATCTAAAGCAGGACGAACTCATAGTTCAGGTGGAGGAGGTTTTTAAGGGGTAATCATTATGAAGTTTTATATTAAAGGTAAAGAATCTGGGAAAATGTATGAAATAAGCGAGCTAGTTACCAAGGCGTCTTATGAAGATAGGCTAAACGATGGATGCAGTAAGTTGGAGTTTTCCTACATCAATAACGATTTACCATTGGAAAACGGTGATGAAATACGTTTCGAATATGATAATCTTGTATTTGTAGGAGTCGTTTTTAAGATAAATAGCGATAAAAGCAGGGAGATCAGTATTACCGCCTATGATTGGCTGCGTTACGCTAAGGGCAAGGATTATTTTTCATCCAAAGGCGACACATTGACATCTCTGACAAAAAAGATGTGCCTTCATTTTAATTTTAATCAAGGAAGCATTACAGACACAGGATATACACTTGCTACCCAGGTCTTTGATGGAGATACCTGGCTCGATATTGTCTATTCAGGAATCAATGAGACTTTAGCTTATAAAAAGAAATGGTATGTGCTCAGGGATGAAGGAGGATATATTACTCTTCGAAATATATCAGACTTGAATCTCAATCTTGTCCTGGGTGACCAGTCCCTATGTTATGATTATGAATATGAGAAATCGATAGATGATAATTTTTATAATCGGATTATCATCGTAGCAAAGGGCAAAGATGAGAACTCAGCCAGTAGTATTGTTGGGGCGAGAAGCGATAGCTCTATAAAAAAATATGGTCCGATGCAGTATTATGAATCTATCAGCAATAAGACAGTGGCGCAAGCTCAAGACTACGCTGACTCTCTGTTGTCACTCTACAATGAGGAAAGCAAAAGTTTGACATTGGATTGTTTGGGTGATTCCCGGATCCGTGCCGGTAATAGCATCTATGGTCAAATTAAAGACATAAGGCTGGATAAGCGACTGGTGGTTAGATCTGTAACTCATGATTTTATTCCGGTACATACCATGAAAATAGAGGTGATCCTATGATTAATGAAATCAAAACAATTGTACAGAATTATCTGAATAACGCAAAGCTTGCGTCTTTTATGGACGGGGTAGTGACTGGAGACGGTGTCCGGATCAGTGACAAGATAATTCTTCCGGATGAGTTGATCGTTGGGAATTTAAAAGAATTGGTTGTGCTAGGGGACAAGGTGCGCCTGATCCGCAACCATGGAGGGCGAGAGTTTTATATTGCGGAAATCGTGGGGGCAAGGCCAGCAATACAGGGAATGACATTGCATATTGCTCCTATTCATGTTGGTAGCACCACAATAGACAGTATAAAAATAAATGAGGTGATACAGGATGATTAGTGCCGTTATGACTACTGATATGATAGTCACCGAAGAGGCTGAGATCACTAACACATATAAACTAACCGCCGAAAGAATTCAAGGCTATATAGATCTACTGGAAGCACTGCACCAGGCTATATATAAGATGCTTAATACCGAAAAGTATGAGTGTCCGATATATAGCTTTTCTTATGGGATTGAGTTGGAGAATTTGATAGGCAAGGAACCGGCATATGTGAAGGCAGAATTAAAGAGACGTATTAGTGAATACCTTTTGCAGGATGATCGAATTCAAAGTGTGGATGATTTTAAATTCTCACTTAACAGAGATAAATTGACCTGTGAATTTACTGTTGCAAGTGTTTATGGGACAACTACGATAACGAAGGAGGTGATTATCTGATGTGGGAAGCAATGACTTATGAAAACATAATGAATGATATGTTAGATCGGGTTAATAGTGATGTAGATAAACGGGAAGGATCAGTAATTTATGATGCACTAGCCCCCTGCGCTTATCATTTGGCACAGACCTATTATTATTTAGATTCATTTGTGGATCTGGTCAGTGGAGATACTGCAGTTGGTGAATATCTAGATAAGGTCGTAGCTGACTATGGCATAACAAGAAAAGCAGCAACCCGAGCAGTTCGACAGGTTACAACCACCGGCGCAGTTAGTATAGGAACAAGATGGGGGATTAGTGATACCAGCTATACAATTACAGCGTTGCTATCCAATAACGTATACAGTGCAACCTGCGAAC